CGGGGCTTACGGCAGGCCGCATTGATGCAGATGCGTTTACTGGGTATGGCTATGGGTTTTATGGGTCATACGCATATGGCGTTGCGCGGCCTGACACGATCAACATTGATCCAGCCACATCTTGGCACTTGCAGCCTTGGGGCGAGTATTTGTTAGCCTGCAATTCAGATGACGGTAAGATTTACGAATGGCAGCTAGACGGCGCAACTGCTGCGGCGGTTTTGAGTAACGCACCGACAAGCAACAAAGGCATTGTCGTAACGGAAGAGCGCTTCCTGTTTGCATTGGGCGCAGGCGGCAATCCTCGCAAGGTGCAGTGGTCAGATCGTGAGGACAACAACACTTGGACACCAGCAGCCACAAACGAAGCTGGCGATTTGGAATTGCAAACTTCTGGCGAACTTATGGCTGGGCATACAGTCAAGGGTCAAACTTTGCTGCTAACCAGCCGCGATGCGCATGTGGCAAACTACATTGGCCCACCTTATGTTTATGGTATTGAGCGCGTTGGTACATCCTGCGGCCTTGCATCAGCGCAAGCCTGCGTTGTTGTGGATCAGGGCGCTATGTGGATGGGCGTTAATTCGTTCTATGCATATTCAGGTGGCGGCGTTCAAGAAATGCCATGCGAGGTTTCTGATTATGTATTTAACGACATAAACAGACCGCAGATCAGCAAAGTGTTTGCTATGTCAAACAGCATGTTTGGCGAAGTTTGGTGGTTCTACCCAAGCGGATCATCTATCGAGAATGACCGTTACGTTGTTTATAACTATGTAGAAAACACATGGTACATTGGTCAGCTTGACCGCACAGCAGGTACAGATCGCGGCGTATTCCGTCAGCCTCTAATGATGGACGCTGCTGACTATAAGATATACGAGCATGAGGTTGGTTTGGATTACGATGATCTAACGCCTTTTGCGGAAACTGGCCCGATTTACATTGCGTCTGGCGATCAGGTTACAAGTATTGTTGAAATGATACCTGATGAGAAAACGCAAGGCGATGTGAACGCTACGTTTAAAACGCGGTTTTACCCCAACGGCACTGAGCGAGACTATGGGCCATTCTCTATGAGCAACCCAACAAGCATGCGCTTTACTGGTCGTCAGTTTAGAATGCGTGTTGAGGGTGCAAGATACACAGATTGGCGTGTGGGCAACAACAGGCTTGATGCGATTGCTGGGGGCCGCAGATGACACAGCAGCAACGCGCACCAGAGCCGAAGGGCAATGATTGGCAAGCATGGGGACGCCGCCTCATGCTTTTCTTGGGTCAAACGCGCTCTGCTTTGGTTCAGCAAACTGGTGACGAAACTGCCGCCGAAGATGGCATTATGATGTGGGATCGTGAAAATAAGTATCCTGTCGTATCCAAAGATGGCGCTTGGGTGCAGGTCGTTCTTGAAGATGGTCAATACGCTGGCGCAGTCACGACAGACCAGACAGCAGCAGCCATAAACACAGCGTACGCTTTAACGTACACTTCTAGCATTGCTGAGGGTGTAACAAACGGCACGCCCGCAAGTCGCCTTGTGTTTGCTGAAGCTGGTCAATACATGATTAGCTTTTCCGCGCAGATTGCGTCAACGTCTAGCAGCACAGTAAACTTCTGGTTTTGGCCTCGCATCAACGGGACTGACGTTACAGGATCAACCATGAAAAACGCGCTGCACCAAAACGGTTCGGTGCTGGTCGTGTCGCGCTCCACGATCTTTGATGTGAGTGCTGATGATTATTTAGAGGCTATGTGGGCAGTAGATAGCACAAGCGGTTTTTTAGATGCCACGACTGCAACTGCGTTTGCGCCTGCTGCGCCTGCATCAACAATCGCAATAACGAGGTTACACGGATGAATGCGCATACTCAGATAGATGAGCTTGCAAGATGTCGCCCTTGGATTGAGGCGGCTTTGGAGTATTCTGGCGGCACGCACAACTTTGATGACGTTGTGTCTGGCCTTGCTGAAGGCAAGATGCAGTTGTGGCCTGCGCCCAAGGGGTGCATAGTGACTGAAATTGTGGTATATCCTAGAAAGAAAGTGCTGAATATCTTTTTAGGTGGCGGCGAATTGGAACAGATTATGGATATGCATAAAGATGTGATAGCATGGGCGAAAGCACAGGATTGCGAGGCTCTGACTATGCATGGCAGATTTGGATGGAAAAAACCATTGGCAGAGTACGGATGTAAGCCGATGCATATGTCATTTATTAAGGAGATCAAGTAATGGCTGGAGGCGGTTCACAGACAACATCTGTTGAAATCCCTGAGTACATTGAGGATGCAGCAAAATTCAACCTGCGCCAATCTGGTGCATTGGGTCAGCCTGGCATTGCTCAGATTGGCTATGTGCCTTACTACGGCGCAGACGTTGCAGCATTCACGCCAACACAAGAAGCTGCGTTTCAGAATGTGGCAGGTCAGGCAGGTGCGTTTGGCCTAACAACTCCTGCGGGTGGAGCAATGGCGGGTATGCCAACACCACAAGAGTTTGCAGGTGGTGTTCGTGGTTATTCCTCTGCGCCACTATATGAGCAATCACTTGGCGAGTTTGCAAGACGCAGACCTGCACAGTTTAACCTTATTGAGAGCTTGTTTATCAATCCTGTCACTGGTGAGTTTGAGGATGCTCCAGCTGTTGACGCAACGCCTCCAGTTGTTGATGGCGGCGCAGGTGGCGGCGGAAACGGCGGTGGCGGCGCAGGTGGCGGCGGAAACGGCGGTGGCGGTGGCGGCGGTGGCGGCGGCGGCGATGTTTTTATCCCTGAAATTCCATACGTTCCAGACATTCCATTGGTAGAAGATGAGGTCAACATTGTGCCTGTTGATGACGCCACTGCAGGCGACATCATTGCTCAGACAGATATTGATGCACTAAGCGATGCGATGACAGGCATCGGACTTGGCGGCATACCAGACACTGCTGGTCAAGAATATCAATACTATAACCCAGACATTGATTACACTGATGCGTTCCAAAGCGAACTTACAGGGCAATATGTTGGTACGCTTGATCCAAGCGCAGAAGGAGTTGCGGCGGTTCAGGCTGCGCAAGACCAACTTGGCATAGGTCAAGTTAGTGACGACTTCTATACTGAGCAACCTATTTACTCCGCGTCTGATTTCCCTCTTGGCACATCTACGCAAGGGTTTGATTATTCTGTTTATGCAGGTGATGATGATCGTCAAGCAAGCGACTTGAAGCAAAACTATTACGGATCAACCGTCAGCACAGGATATGATGTAGGCCAAGTCGATCCCGCCTTAGCCGCAGCAGCAGGTTACACGCAATCTGCGAGTGGACCATCTCAGGCACAGATTGACCAAGAAGCGGCTATGGGCCTTGATCCGCTTGGCGGCGCTGGCGCAGTTGTCGGCGCAGAAGACACCTTCGGCGCAGACCTGTATCGCAGCCTAACTGATCCAGATTATGACCCAGAGGGCACAGTTCTAAGTCGTGCGCTGGCTGGGCTTTTGACACCTTCTTCAGAAAGCTCACAGCCCCCTAAACTAGAAACTCTAGGTGATTATGTGCAGGCGGCTTCATCACTAGGCATGACTGCAAGTGAGGCTGCTATTGCGTATGAGCAAAACAAGCCACAGAGTGGGGGGCAGGAGCGCTCAGAGCGTGAACAAGCGGCTGAGAGGGATCGAAGCGAAGTCAGCGCAGCGATTGCGATCGCTGAAGACCCAAGTGCTTACAAAAATCTTTCTGGTAATGCAGCAAAACAAGCTTTGAAGGATTTGGGACTTCCAGCTTACGATGCAAAGACATCCAAAGAGATCTTGACCAAACTATCAAGAGAAGCCGCCGCAACGGCAGCCATAGCCGAAGACCCTGATGCATTCAAAAATGTCAGAAGAAACGATGCAAAGAAAATTCTAAAAGATCTTGGAGTGGGCAACTATGACCCTGAAGCCGCAGCAGAGGTCTTGAAAAACCTCGTCAGAAAGGTCGAGGCGTAATGATTATGAACGTTTTAGGAGAAGTATAATGGGCGCAGCAGCACCAGCACCAACAGTAGCGGCGCAGACAGGAACGCTGC